TCTTAATGATTGAAGTTTATTTAACGAATCCCCAGTTCTTAATTCCTGTATTGGTTTGCTGTACATTGGATCGCCATTTGCACCAAAACTTCTTGCAAAAATACTACCTGTTTGCCAAAACATATCGACCATGTTCTGAACAGTCAGCACGTTTCCGCCGCCAAAATCCAATTCGGAAAGTGCATCTGGATCAATAATAAATCCATCAGGTTGTATCTTTTGAATAATTTGCTCGGCCTTTAATTCTAAAACATTTAATTTGTCTTCAACTGGAATCATTCTAGCAACAAGAGAATCAATATATCCTCTTTCTTTATTTGGCGCTTTTCCAATGTATTGGTCAATTACTTTTTGCTTGTTTGATTTTGGGCGAGACATATTTTCAGAAACTTCCCATTTAAGCAAAATATCAGTACCTAAAACCAAAGCTCCTTCAAAAAGAATTTCTTCAGCAACAGTTGTAGTTTTATATTTTCTAAAATCTTTTTTCTTGTTTTTACCTTCTGTAAATTCGCTAATTTCTTTAGCGCCAGAATCTAAATCAATTATTTTTTTTACTCTGTCTCTTGTAGTTTTGTAGGTAAAATAAAGTACGTTAGTTGTACCTTTTATTCTTTGATCTTGTGATATTCTATGGTAATCCCACCATTGAACTGCCGAACTTGCTAATTGCTCTTTCTTTTCTTCGTTCTTTGGGTCGTTTAACCATTGAAATTCTATTAAAATTTCGCTAATTGGCACAACTTTAAATTCACCATGGTAAAAACAATCTCTAAAAAAAGGATCGTCTGTGTATGATTGTATTTTGTTTTCTGGATTAACGTATTCTAAAAGAATACCTCTATCTGGACAAAACTTATTTTTAACCCATGCAACTCCACATACAGTCAAATCGTTTTTTATCTGCCTGTCAATTGTATCTTCAAATCTGTTTTCTTTAAATATTTGATCTATAGCCAATTCTTCTGAAATTTCTATTGACTGTTTGTACTCTAGCTGCATGTGTAAGTCTAATTCTAATTTAGACTCTGGAATTTGGTCAATTGGCAAATTACCAACATCTACCCCTAACTTTTCTTGAGCAGCAACAATAAAATCTTTTGCGTATTGGTCATCTTCTATTTTTTTTCTGTAAGCAATTCTATTACTTGTGGAAGCAGGGTCGATAGCAGTTGCTCTAACAGAATATCCTCTGTCACACATTCCATTTACAACAACATCGACTAATTTAGGAATTATAGAAATTGGCTTTGAAGATAAATTTAAAAATGACTTATCTCCTTCAGATTCAAATTGCTTCATGTATTGCTTCATGTCTTGAAGACCTTTAGCATACATTCTTCTTTCTATTAATTGGTTTCGTTGTGTATAAAATTTACTGATTTGCTGATTTGCAATATTGTAGCCAAAAAACCATTCGTTTTGAATAGCGAGTGCTAATTGATAGCCCCAAGACTGTTTCTTTTTGTTTTCAAACGAGTCCAATTGACTTGGAAAAGCTATTGTTGAAGATAAGGTCAAGCCTTTTTTATCGTTATCCATTATATATCAATGTATTTTATGAACAAAGATAATAATTTTATATAGCAATTTGCATTTCAATAATAATTTTCTATTTTGTATTAATTTTTATATTAAAATGTACGGATTTTAAAATCTAAAGTTTTTCTTTCTGATTGCTGAGGTTTGTAACTTTTACGATTAACTCCGACTAATGCGTAACCAGAAGCAATTGAAATATCGTAATCTGTACGTTTTCCTACATTAAATTTTGACCAATCTCGTAATGTTCTATTAAAAGGCATTGATCCTACTTCATTTTCTTCTCTTATCGGAACTAAATCATCGCCTTGCTCGTAATACCCAACATATTTATTTACGTATGCTTCAATTGCGGTCCAATGTATATTTATTACGTCAGCGCTATTTGAAGGAATGCCACCAAGTAGTTTTTCAGTTGGTGAAAGTCTGTTTGTCTCTTTGTCAAATCTGCTAAGAGAAAAACCTCTATAACCGCGATTCTTAAAGTGATATAACATTCTTGCCTTGTTGCTTTCTATAAGAATTGGCATGCCGTAAAAAACACAAGCCATAAGCGCGTCTTCAAAAAATATTTCAGCAGATTGTGGCCTAGCAATATACTCTAAAAAAAAGAAATTACTTGGAACATTTTTCATTGAAAAACTGGTAACGCCGCTAATTGCGCCTTTAGATCCAGAATCAAATTCGGAGCCGTTTTCTGTGTTTTCTAATTTAGCACCTGCCGTAGCGTCAATATCATAAGTATCTGCTCCAAAACAACCTAAATCTTCGTTTAATGGGTGTTTACTTCTGCCGCCAAACATATTGTTTTTTTCAATTAAACGGTTTTGAAGTTCTTTTGGCGGTAACCAAGCAATCAAAAACCTTCCTTTATTATTTGGTCTCCAAACAACAGATGTATCTTTGACGCCACCTTCCCATTCAAAATTACCTCGTACTAATGTGTTTTCAATTTCTATATTGTTGTTATGGGCAATTTGGTCATTAAGTTTATCTAAATCAAACAAACTACCTTTGCTTTCATCTCTAAACGCATCATCAACTGTAACAGGGTCTAATCTTCTTACGTTATTATGGTGCTTACCGCCCATTTGTTTTGCAGACTTAAATTCGTTTTCAAGATATTGCAATGAACCAATTGTCATTTTTATTCCTTGAGCATTATAAAAATGTTCTCCTGGATTTACAGTAATATGGCAAACGCCGTATTTATCTGTATAATCTTCGTAATTTTTATGAGCAGGAAGAAAAAAAGAATACAATCCGGTAGTAGTTCTGCCATTGGAATTTCTTTTTGAAACATTAGATCCGTAATATAAATTCTTAAATTCTTTTCCGCCTTTTTCTACAGCGCCAACTGTTGATCCGATAAATGCCGTTCCTACAACTCTACCTCCTGTAATCATCGTAGGTTTTATATTTGCCCAATGGTCTTCATAATTATTTGGTCTTTCCCATTTTCCTGCTTCGTCGCCAAGATACATGAATAATTTTTTAGAGTCATACGATAGCGTAGTAGTGTTTAGCCAATCTACTTTTGTGTTTAAATAATCATCGGTTGAGGTATCTTTTTTCTTTTTAGCAACTTTTGAGGAATCTGAAACTTTGCCAAACTCCATTTTATTTCTATCGTCAATTTTTCCTTTTACTACCGGAATAAAAAAGAAAGGTTGGTTTTGCAATCCGTAAGAATATTTTAAAAACGCTTCAGAAGCATCTGAACCTGTTTTTGAAGTAATTCCAAATAAAGCATTTTTAGTAGAAGTAGAAAAATCTTCAAAATGGTCAAGAATTACCTCGGTAAATCCTGTTCTACGTCCTTTCAAGAATAATATACCAACTGCTCTTGGGTCAATAATTACTGCAAGGCAAAAATAATATATGTCTCTTTGTGCTAAACGAAATTCTTTAAATCCTCCAGTATCAAGCATGCGGTTCCATTGTAGCCCCATGTAATGCGTTGGAGTAAGCCATTCTGCTTTGCCATTATTCATAAACCATACGCCTTCTCTACGTCTGCGAAATTCTTCTAATATATATGTAGACCAAGCGTCTTCGGTTTCTGGCATTAATCCCTTAGGCGGGTCAATTCTTCGCCAATATTGTTCTTCCTTTGGTAAATCACTAAATAAAATGTCTTTTTTATTTTTTGGAACAATAGGTAATGCTAATCGTAAGTTGTCTAAAACTATAATTTCTCCTACAGTTCCTTTTGGGTCAAGAATAATACAATCGTTTTTTTCATCGTACCATTCTTTGTAATAATCTTTTTTAGGATAAAATTCTTGATTAGCAAATCGCTCTGGGTAACCTATTTTAAATTCGCGTTGTTTTAAGTCTATAGAATTAGATTGCAATTGCATTTTTAATTGAATCAATCCCGAATCAAGCTCTGTAATAGCTTTGTAAATAATTTGCTTTGCTTTGATACTTACTCCGATTTTTTCTACATCAACTAAATCGGTATCAATTTTTTTTCTTAAAGCAAGACGTAAATCTATAATTGAACTTTCCCCTGCTTTTACGAGGTCTGTAATGTATTTGTATAATTTTTTATCGCTTGGGGCATTTAAGGAATTTTCCCAACTTAAAATTAATTCTTTTGTGTATAAAAACGAATCTGCTTTCGATTTCATTAAAGCCTCTAGCTTTTCAGAATTAACTTTGTCAATGTCAACGGAAAAACCAAGAGTTTCAATAGCATTTGAAATAGCTACTTCAAGGTCTTGAGATAAATTTTTCATTTAGATTTTAATTTAGAATATCCAAAATTACGAATTATTTTATACAAAAAAACCACCTCCGAAGAAGTGGTTTTCAAACCAAACAAATCTATTAACCAAAAATTTTAGTTGTGAGTAATCTTAAAATGGAATCTTACAAAATTGTTCAATGCTGCCGTTCCGTAATTTCTTACTCGAACTGTCATTGCGCCTCTTACATAAGATACTAAATCTACAAGTGGTGATCCTGTTGTTGCTACTGCTGTTAACGCACCAAGTGTTGAACGTAAATCTCCTGAAACGGTACTTTGAGTAATTGTAGGAAAAGTTGCAGTTTCAGCCACAAAAGTTAATACTCCTGTATTTGCTGTTACAGTAATTCCTAAAGCTAATAATGCAGCAGCATGAGAAGTTACAAAGTTAGTCGCCGAAGTGTTTAAGTTTGTAGTGAACGTTACTAAATAATTTACTCCACCTACCGTGATGTTTGAAGTTCCGCTTGTTCCAACTAAAGTTGCTGTTCTTGAAGAATTTTCTGTTGACAAAGGATATTCTGTGCTAATCAAAATTGCAGAAGTGTCTTGGATAACATAGTTGTTTACTACAAATTGAAATTCTGTGTCAGCCGCATCTGAAAGATCGACCGTTTGAATTACTGAATCGTAAGCGTTGCAAGTTACCGCAGTCGTCTTAGATGTCAGCTGTACTACTGTTCTAATTCTTGACATAATTTTTATTTTTTAGTGTTAGCTTTATTGCTGATGTAAAGATATATAATTTTTTAATTCAAAATAGCCATTACTTTTTTATTCCTCATTAAATAAAGTTTCTCTCCAAAAATTTCAAATAAATATTCTGAAAAACTGCCAAAAGCTATTCGCGCGCCTTTGATTACCCCTTGTTTTTCCATTGTTGGGTTTACATACTTAGCAAATCCTTGATTTTTTAAAGTCTGTTTTCCTAACCAAAAATCTTCTTCTACAATAGGTTCTACAAAAATGTAATCGTCGCTTGACATTATTTTACCATTACGAACAACCGCGTAAATAATATCAGGAGTAACGCCAAACAAATTGTCTTTAATAAAGTTATCAGATTGTCTTGGAAATCCCCAATCGTCAAAAGTAATTCTAAAAACGTTGTGTTGAACTACTACTAAATCTCCTTTTTGAATAAATCCACAATAGCCAAAAGGTAAAGATTCTACAACTCCAACTCTTTGAACATCTTCAGCCTCTTCTACGCTTGTGTTAACGATTAAATTGCCAATTTGATTGACGTATTGCTCGTTATTAATTGGTGAAATAATAAACTTAAAAGGCGCCTTCATTAATCAAGAAAATATTCTGGGGTCACGATATTGTTTTTAGGCTCGTCTTTCCAATGAAAAATTTCATCTGCTTTTTTTAGCCAAAGCTGATAATGAGTTTCACATTCGATAATTTGAGCTAAATTAAATCTTTCCGACACGTTGTTTATTGTAGCGGTATAAACTGCTCTTTCATCATTTACGACATAATGAAATCGGTCTTTTACCTCCGCACCAATTGACAATTTTCTTATTCTTTGACCCATTTTATTTTAGATTATATCATTACGCATCTTTCGCTGAAAACGCCAACTCCTGTTCCTGTTTCCGAACCAGTTGCAATTATAAAATTTCCAACAGTCCCTAAAGATGGACTACCTGCCGTTTTTATTTTATATTCTACTCCTTCTAACAAATTAGCTGCACTTACATCTCTTTTTATTAAAAAAGCTGAATTTACAGGAAAGTTGAAATTTTTGGCCGTTTGTCTACTATCAAAAAACACTAATGTTTCTACTAAGAAATTTCCGATTGTATTTGTGCTAGAAACGTTATTTCCAAGCGTTAAATCCGCAACAGTCGTATCTATTAATCCTGATCCAAAAATATTATTTTTAAAACTAACTTGCCATAAGTTAGTAGAATCAAAAATAGATGTACAAAACATGTTAGGGCTTTGACTTCCTACAAGCGAAAAAGTAACATTATTAGAATTGTTTTTATTGAAAATAACAACCGCGTTTCCTATAAGATTAGCAGAATTAGAATTAAATTCAGGAGTAAATCCATTAGTCGGTACAAATTGAAACGCAATATCTCTTAATGTTGACGCGCCGCCATATATTTGTAAAAAAGTATCTTCAAAAAACGCAACAACGCCACCGCCTTGATAAAAAGCCTCTAAAGAAGTGTTTACGTTTGTAAATACATTTCCGCTTCGGAAACTTCCGCCAAATGAATAAATACGACCTTTTCCGCCAATTTTGTAAATACCTTGAAAATCTGAATTTATAGAACATCTTACTTCAAATTGCCAAGCTCCGTCATTATTAAAGCCTGTAGTTCCGTTTCCTGTGCTGCTAACATCAGACGATAAAATGTATTTTGAAATAGTATTTCCTGTTGAAGTTACTGAACCTGCTCCAAATAATCTAACTTGTCTAAAAGATGATTGATTACTTGTAGATACTGTATTTCCGTTGTTTTTAAAACCATCGCCTTGAATTACTAAAATTACGTTTTGGTCAATTGTAAAAGTGCATGAATCTGACGCATTATTAAATCTTAAAGCATTGTCCATGTCTACAATATAACCTGAATTTGTAGATAAAACATTTGCTTCTAATTTAATGTTCAGTCCTGAGTAATTAAAATCTCCTGGAAAAGTATATCCTGTTGTATTGTTTTGTACGATAATTTGTTGACCTAATTTAGCAGGCGTTAAAGGAGTTGCCCCTACATAATTTTCTAAAGCGTTTTGAATAGCGGTATTTGCTGTGTCAACAAATGTTGTTGCTGAAGTATAATTTCTGCTGTCGGTAAAAGGTCTTGTAAGACTTCCTTCTCCTTTGTATAAAAATGATGGGTTTGAAATTAAATTTCCACCGCCACTTACCCAATCTTCATAAGTTGGTCCGTAAAGATTGTTTACGTATAGCCCAGGAATAGTTGCAGTTGTAGGAGTGTTTATAGTAATATTACCTGTTTCGCTTCCTCCAGACATTTCTTTTACAATATTTAAAGTAGAAGATTTTAAATTGTAAAATTCGTCTAATTTTGTACTTGCGTTTAATCCTTTATAAACCGGTATTCCATTTCCTAAATTAACTCCTGCCTTTTTTTCAAATTTTACTCCATCAGCGTCAATAGTTACGTCAAATCCTACCGATTTTGCTTTTCTAAATTCATGCAATTTAGAAGTTGCATTAAGCCCTTTGTAAATATTTACTCCATCACTTCCAACATTAACGCCTGCTTTGCTTTCAATTACAGTATTATCTCCACTAGCGGTAACGTCAAGTCCTGTAGATTGTATTGCTACAATAGTAATAAAATCAGAATCGGAAATGCTTGATTCTCCGTCTCCAATAGTTACGCCTTGAAGTTTTAAAAGGTATCTTTTACCGTTTACGTTAAATATTAAAACCTCATAATTAGAAACTATATAAACTGGATCTAAAGCGTTTGCTACGGCAGAAGGCGATGTTAATATTCCATTATATTCTATTTCGTTAATTTTTAATTCGCCACCAATATCTGGAGAAAGTCCCGCAAGAACAGCGTCTCTAATATCTATTAATTGCATAGAAATAGTTAGGTCTTTTGCCATTCCTACGCCTAAATTTTCTGAATTAGTACCGATAGCATAATCAGTAAGAGCCAACGGTCTTTTGATAGTGTATGCAACGGTGTTTTTTATTTTTGTCATTGCTTCTTTATTAGGTTGTTATGTTTATATGCAAAGGTAATAGTTTTTTTAATAAAAAATCCCCTACGCTAATTTTAGTATTTTAGATTAATCAATTAAAAATCATCAAATTGTGTTAAGCGCACTATTTAAAACAAATAAAACAAATTATAATTTAAACTTATTCCCGCGCTGGGAACTGAATTTAATAAATCGTAGCCTCCGTATGCGCCAATTCCAAAACGTCGAGTTCTTTTAGCTTTTAATTTTGCTAATTCAATTTCTTGTTGTTCTTGCTTTTTTAGAGATCCTAATAACCCTTCTTGTAAATCTAAATTGTGCGACACAAAAGCAGATGATTCTTCACCAAGCGCAATTGCTAAAGATTTGATTTGCTCAAAAGATTTTTCGTATGCTTGCATTTCTGTATTATATCTGCTCTGACATTCTTTAACTTGTTTTGTAAGTTCTTTATGTTGCATAGATATTTTGTATAATGCAGTAACTCTTTCTGGTGAGTTTAAATCTTTATTCGTTTGGCTGTACAGTATCGAGGTGCATGCGCATAAAATCATAACTAACATCTTTAATTTTAGTGCTTTCATAATTCATTTTTTTAATTTTTGGTTTTTTATCTATAATATTAATAATTGATTTAGAAGTTTCATTTACAAATTCACCGTGTTTTACAACGTCGTTTTTAAGTTCGACCACTTTGTTTTTAACTTCTTTTTCAGTTGCCTCTTTTTCTTTAGTAATTTTCTCAATTTTTATTTCGTTTTTAATATCTTGATTATTGCGAATAGCTAAAATTAAAGCTACTACAAGCAAAACTATTAATATTGCCGTGCCAATTATAGCTTTTGTTTTTATCGGGGCTAATTTTGCTTTATTTATAATTTGAGGTATTGTCATAGTTTTGTTTTTTATATTAAAATAAATGTGTTATTCGTTGTAATTGTCCATGCTCAAAATCATGTATAAATCCTTCTATAGCTTTAGGAGAATGTTGGTAACCTTTGCGGTGATGCCAACTATCTGTTCCGCTAGGAGAACGCAAGGCTTCAACGCAAACGCTCATGTAGTCTTTACTTATTTTATGATGAAAATGATGAATATAAAAATAACGATGTTTGCATTCTTGCCAGTCCTTACTTTCGTGAGCCATAAGTAACGGTAAATCATTTTCTTTTGCGCCGTCACCGTGAGTAGTACCCACAATGTTATTACCATATCGATAATATTTACGATGCGAAATGCTACAATCAAAAGTAACGTTTTTGCAATTTTTAAAATGAGCTTCAATTATTTGTGCTAAAAAGAAACCGTTTGTATAATCGTGATTACTTGGATTAAATACAACATGAACATCTGCAACAACCACCATTAACTCAATAATATCTACATAAAGTTGCTTAGCAATTAAGAAATTATCAAACCACATGCCGTCAGTATCTTGCGGTGTTCCAGCAGTAGTTGTTCTTTTTGCGTTATCAATATGTAAAATATCGTTTCCAATTACAAACAAAATCTTTTCTATACTATTTTTTGGTAATTCTGACAATAAACCGTTACAGCCTTGTAAAACGCGTTTTACCGCTATTTGATTGTTATAATCTTCTCCAGTTTCAAATGCACTACTTAGTTTTCCAATATGAATATCTGCTGGAGAAATAACTAATAATTTTTTCTTTACATCTTTAGGGCGCTCAATTTTTGGGTATTTCGGAATGTAATTTTTTAAATCATCAATTAGCTTTGTTCGAAGTTCCTGCAAGTCTTGGGCAACTTCTTCAACATAATTTGGGTTTTTTATAAATAAAGAAGATTCTTTATTTTTTAACCATAAATGTTTGACATTTGCGTTTGCTACATCTAGGTTGTTTGTAGCGTTGTAGATACCTTCATGATTGTCGCAAATTCTTTTAAGATGCCGTTGTAGATATTTACTAAAATGATTTTTTTCTTTTTTGCTTAGATTGTCGTTTATTCGCTTTATAATATCAATCTTTTCAAGTTGAAATTCTGAATTATTGACAATTTCTAAAATCTTTTCATCGTAAACACTCCATTTTGATAACATAATTTGTTATTTTAATTTACAAAGTAAATATTGGTAGTTTTATTATTCAGTTTCTCTAATAGTTAAATCTATTTTGTAAATCAATTCAGGTTCTTTCATTGTTGGGACAAAAAGAGGCTTGGTATCTATAAATGAATTTGTATTATAAAAATTACCTGCTGGACATACATTTTCAACTACCATAATTTTTAATTAAAACGGATCAACAAACAAGACATTAATGTTTTTTCTTACTCTTAACATTACTTGCCCGCCGTTTGACTGATTTGTCAAAGATGTATTTCCTTCTACGCTTTCAAAAGTTTTACCTATGTCTAGCCATTTTACAAATATTCCTGTATGGTCAAACCTACCATCTCCATTCCAATCAAAGAAAACAATGTTGCCTGGGGCTGGATTAGTCGTTACTCGATTGTTTTTTCTAAAGTACGCAACTGCCGTTTGACAGCCAGCAAATCCTTTTTTAAATCCGATGTTACCAAGAGGCGCGCCAACTTGAGCATAACACCAACTTACAAATATACCGCACCAAGGAACACCCTGCCAGCCAAACCATTTACCGTATTTTGTTTTATTACTATTTAAAGGTACTTCGCCTTGTCCTACTTCATTTTGAGCTATTGCAACTACTCTACTCATGGATTATTTTTATCAATATTGTTATTAATTTGAGTTTCTATAAATCCATTATTTGCATAAGGATCTTGCTGAGGATTTTTTGCTTTAGTATAATCAACAAATTTGTTTATAATTGTCGTTCCAGACATGCCCATTGTAATAAAAGCAAAAGTAGTAAACACTTCATACGCCATTTTATTATCTGTAATTCCAAAAGCATAAGACGCTATTGTGTTTCCTATACCCATTATTACCGTTAAATTCATAAACAAAAAAAATGTAAGAGATTGCTTATCCCATCTTCCGCTTGGTTTTTTTAACGTATGTTCAAATATTGGGTACATATTATTGTGATTTCGGCAAGTGCTGAATGATGTAAACAATTAAAGCAAAAAAGAAAGTAATTATAAAACCGCCAATCCATTTAGCGTTTACTTCTGTTTGCCTACGCTCTAAATTTGTATTTTCTAAATGCTTTACTCTATTGTCAATATCGTTTAACAAATAAACAATACCTTTATTGCCATTCATATTACTACCTATTAAAGTAGTTTTAATATCTGAAAGAGTTTTTCTATCTTCAATTCTTTCAGCCTTTCCTTCGTCCATGTGGCGCTTAATAGTTTCGACATCTCCTTTTATTTTGAATATGTCGCTAGCGTAGTCCTTTATTGTAGGGTCTGTGATTTTTCTTTGAACTGCCATTGTTATTTTGCTATTTCTCCGTAGATTTTTAATCCAGAACATTCTAAAATTAGATTTATATCTTTAATTGCTTGCTTTTGCTCATCACTAAAATTAAGTAAAGACTTTTTAAATTTTAATTCTATATCGCAACTTTTTGATACTTCGATTCTCATAACACTACATTTAATATTACACCTAAAATTAGAAAAAATTCGCTCACCCACAAATCTTTATTGCTTTCAAACCTTTCTGCAACATCTATAAACCTGTCTTTTTGCTGATAACCTTCAAACAAAGCTAATCCAATAAAACCTATAAAACTAGGAACAAAAATTTTAAAAGCTATTTCCGTTGCAACGTATGTATCGCTAATTGTTCCGTTTATTGCCCAATACAATATGCAACCCGCAACAAAAGCAATAGGAGCGTGTAAGTGCCATCTATTGTAAACTATTTTTTCCCAGCTTTGACAATCTTTTAATATTGATTTTAATAATTTCATGGTTTAAAATTTAATCAACGCACTATACAAAATTTGCGTTTGGTTTTTGTTATAATTTTAGATTTGATTGTCTATAAGCAAAGTTGGTTATTCCTAAATCTAATATTTTCTGATTACATTCTGCTCTCAGCCTATCTCTTTCATCAATTACATCTTGAGGAATAGGAATACCATCTATAGATAATTTTTCAATGTGTTTTCTTAAAAGGTCTGAAATAATGCCTGTGTAATATAAATCAATCTGTAAAGCTTGAATTATTAAAGATTCCATATCAACAGTCTCTTCTTCTCTTTCAATAGTTTCATAAGAAACACCCTCTGGTATTTCATTTATGTTTATAGTTTCTATTGTAGTATTTCCTTGTGTGTAAATGTATATTGTCATTATCTTGCTGTTGTAAATGTTTCTTTGTACATAAAATAATCTGTTTGCATTGCTCTTGCAGCAGTTCCTGATGTTTTTTGCAACATACATCCAACTGGTAAAAAAGTTGCGTTTAAAGGAATGTTTGTTGTATGTGTTGCAACTAAAGTATTATCAATAAAAAATGTAACTGTACCTCCATCTGCACTTATATTTATTTTCAACCTATACCATTGTAACGCAACTACTGGAATTGATGTAACAGTATTTGTAAGTGTTACACCACCTATTCTTGTAACACATCTAAAAAAAGGTGATGCTGCATTAGGTGTAACTACCCCTCCTTCATCATAAACAATCATAATAGCGTTAGGCGGATTAGTAAAATTTACGCCAGTATAAAATCCAAATAAACTAAAAAATCTTTCTCCTAAAACTGATAGATTTGTATAATTTATATATGTTTCTATGGTAATTGAACCAGAACCTTTATAAACGCCACTTGCATAGTAATAACCCGCAGTACCTGTTGCATTAGCAGATGTTAATGCTTCTACAACACCTTGTTGATTTGTTTTGTTGTTTATAGTTGATGTACTTCTTGTAGTTCCTTGCCCATTACCAACATTTGTAATAATACCAGTAGTAGTGTTAGTTATATTGGCTGCTAAATTACCCATAAAATCTTCAAAGAAATAAATTCCTTGAGTTGTATTAAAATTTTCAAGTACATCAATTAGGTTTTTATTTTGCCAAAGATCAGTTGCAGAAGTGTAAGCTAATAATTGATTGTTAGCTACACTTGTAATAGTAACATCACTAAGTTCATCTAAAGATAAAACTGGAATAACTGTTAAAGGTACTGGAACTATACTTCTTACAGGGTTTGTTCCACCAAATTGAAAATCATAAGTTGGGGCTGAACCGCTACCTACTTTTGTTCCATAAAACTTTATTACTATTCTATCTGTTGATATAAATACACCATCATTCCATAAACCACTTGCATTGAACTCAGCATAAATAGCAGATGTAATTTGTTGCGTGTTGTCTGATTGTAAGATTAGTGTTTCTGTTCCACCAGCATCTCTCTTATATACTCTAAAGAAAAATTCAGCTTGTCCAGAACCACTTGTTTTTCTAATGTTTCCAATAGTTGTCATATTAAACACACCAGGATTACCAACAATTTGGTTTGCATCTGTTATCAACCCAGCAATCAATTGGTCTGTTCCTGTAATAGCACCTGTTGATACATCTACTGCTGTAGTATTGTAATCTGGGTCTGTAATAGAAGAAACTAATTTATTATAACCACCAATACCAGACGCTGCTGTTGTAGGATAAAGTGTAAGTGTACTTGGTAAATCTTCTAAAGATATAAAATGACTTGTACCATTATCTCCATCATTTATTAAGTCTGATGTTTTTGTTGGTATTGGAGTGCTTATTGCATTTGAAACGTTTAAAAACCAACTGTTTACATTTACTTTTTTTAGTTCGCAATAATCTCCAACATTAAAATTGTAAGTAGTTAAAGAACCACCATTACCTTGAACATAAATTAAAGCTCCGTTAATAGCTTCTAATTGACTAGGTTGTAACCAAGCTTGAAATTTTAAAACGCAGTCAATAGGAAAATCATTATCTAAATCTCCATCAATAGTAAAAATAGGAGTTCCTGCATTGTTATTATTCAATATAAACGTAGCTATATCAACACCTTGAAAAACATAATTATCTGCCGTTTGATACCATACCCTATCTCCTTGTGTTAATACTTCAGTTAAATTTGGAAAACTTGATGGGCCACTTGAATTAGGAATTAAAGCGATTATTTTATCATAAGCGTCTTGCAAATCTGTAGGGTTAACTCCGTCAATTGTGCCTATTTCCGTAAATAAAATTGCGGTTTTATATAAACCACCCTCTTTAAATACAATTTTAGCGCCTTGTAAATCTAAAGTCGGGGTTAAAAAAGATTGTGATTGCGGATTTACATCGTCTCCAGAAGTGTCTAACTCTCTTATTAAAGAACTATTAGTTGCAAAAAAATTCCATTTTGCCATTTTGCGTGTTTTTTATTATAATATTAATTATAAACTTTTATTTCTAATCTATTTTTTACTAATAAATCATCATTAGGCGATCCTGATAAAGTTGTAGATATATCAAAATTATTTTCTGAAAATAAAGTTTCATTTGCAATAGCAGGATAGTTTGCTATATTTATATAGCTAAAAGCATCTATATTTATTGCAGTTTTATCTTCTATAAATAAATTATCTGACCAAGCTCTATATATTCCAACAAGTCTATATTCAAACCAAATATTTCCAATAGTGTTTTCTAACACTATTGCTACTGGCGCTCCTAGGTCGTATGTTAACTCAGCAGTTCCGTAACTATTAGGAACTCCATTTATTGTTGCAATAAAAGAAGTTAAATCGTCATTATTTGGCGCTCCTACATTTGAAAAATCGCCATCACTAGCGCCATCTATTTTATATGAAACACCTTTAGTTACGGCGCCACTAGATAAAGTTTGTTTATCAGATTCTCCTGTTTGTGATAACAAAGCTGTAAATATTTTTGGGGTTGTTCCGGGCGACCCCCCGCCCTGATTAAAATTTTCAACTAAAATTAAAAGTTTAGCATAAGCGTCTTCAAGATCTGTAGGAACTACTCCGTCAATTTCACCAATTTGAGGGAAAAGAATTGCTGATTTGTAATTACCGCTTTCTTTCATTACAATTTTATCTCCCTCTAAATCAAAGCTAGGCTGCATAAACGACTGAGAACGAAACTCAACATCTCCGTCAATTGGAATCAATTCTTTTACAAAAGAAGCCCCGACTATTTTAAAATCCCATTTTGCCATTGTATGTTTTTTTTATTATTTAAACATTTTTTTATCTATTATAACAACAAAAGTAATAATTAAAATTGATAGTGTATAAACATTTGGTTATCAAATTTCAAAATGATAAATTTGTACTTTATTTTTAATTAAAATCTAAATTATGAGCGAAAGAATTTTAAAAGACATTATCTCTGGTGATGATGCAAAAGACTTGTTATTGTCAGGTCTTAAAAAAGCTTCTGATGTGGTTTCTTCTACTTACGGTTATCGAGGAAGAACGGTACTTATCGAATCTGATTATGGTAGAGCCGAGCCTACTAAAGATGGTTACAAAACACTCCAATCAATTTTTTTAGAAAATCCAGTAGAAAATATTGCTTTAGAAATTGCTAAAGAAGCAAGTGAAAAAACTGTAAAATTTGCAGGAGATAGCACTACAAATACAATTATTTTACTTTATGCGTTTTTCAAAAATTCGGTTGAGGCTGTAAAAAATGGAAAATCGCCAATTGATGTAAAGCGAGAAGTTGAAGAATCAAGAGATTTAATATTAGCGCATTTAGATAGTATATCAACTCCAATTACCGACAAATTAATTTATGATGTAGCCTTGACTTCTGCCAATGGCGATGTAGAAATTGCAAAAATTGTAAGTGAAGCATATATTAAAGCAGGGGTTGACGGTTCTGTTGCTCATTCGCGTAGTAATACAGATGAATCTTACCTAGAATTTATAGACGGAACACTCGTAGAATCAGGATATTCTGACGAGCGATTTGTAAACGTGTTTTCTGATAGAACTTGTGTTTTTGACGAAAATCCGCTTGTAGTTTGTTCTACTATTGAATTTAAAACGGTAAAACAAGTGCTTCCATTTATGCAATATGCACACGACAACAAAAGACCGCTGGTATTTATTTCCGATATGGCACATGCAGTTAGAGATGTAGTGCTTCAAAATGTAATTCAGAAAGGCGTACCGTTTTGTGTTGTTCACGCGCCTGGAGTTGGTAAAAAACGTCTTGATTTTATCAATGACCTTGCTTGTATTTTAGGAACGCAGCCAATTACTACTTTGTCTGGAGATAATTTTGAAGGTAGAGAAGGTGAATTTATTGGCGAATGTGAAAAAATTATCATTGGTAAAGCCGATACAATTATCACTTCGGTAAAAAACGATTATGTTCAAAAAATTGTAGATGGTAAAATTGCTGAAATAAAAGAAACAATCAAAACTACCAAAAGCCAAGTAGAAGAAAAGTATTTGCGCGAAAGAATTGCTAAATTAGTAGGCGGTGTTTCTATTATTAAAATCGGATCAATTATCGAAAGTGAATTGCAGGAAAAAATCGATCGTGTAGACGATGCTGTTTCTGCTGTTCGTTCTGCAAAAGAAGAAGGAGTTGTTGCTGGCGGAGGAATTGCTTTATTTGACGCTTCAAAATTAGAATTAGGAGATATTTGCAAAACAGTTTGTGTATCTCCAATTAATAAATTAATGGAAAACGCAAGTTTAAGAGAAGTTAGACAAGCAATTGGAGATTATCCAATCGGATATGACGTAAAAAATTACAAAAAAACCAATATGTTTGACGCGGGAATTGTGGATAGTACAAAAGCAATCAAACACGCCTTAATTAACGCTGTTTCTGCAAGTAATACAATGCTAATGACTGACAACGTTCTCACAAATGCTAGATTAATTCAAAACGCTAATTAAATGGACGCAAAAACTAAAGAAATTGTAGAAAAGTTTAATGGTCGCGCGCTAAATTATGTAGTAGTGCTAAAAGAAATTGAAAACGTAAACGAAACGCAAAGCGGCCTTAATATTTCGTCAAGCGTTGACAAAAACGAGAAATATCGTAAAGGAATTGTTGTTTCGTTGGGTACGGAATGCCCAAAAGACGATGTAAAACTCGGCGATACAGTAATTTACGACAAATTCAAAGCAAATCCGCTTACTAGAAACGCAATTGAGTACGTAACTATCTATTACGCGGACTTAATTCTATCAATTTAAAAAATGTAAAACTATATATTTTAAAAAACCCTATCTTTTAAATAGGGTTTTTTTGTACTCTTTTTGATATGCTAAATGAGCATCTATTTCAGTGTTGTAGTTTCCTATAAAAATATTTTTGCCGTTTATATTTATTGTACATTTCCATTTTTTTTGAGATTTTATAAAACTAACACCTTTGTAATCTGAACTATACTTGCCTTTTGGTTTCCTATGTCTTTGAAATTTTATTTTTTCAGGGATAATGTTATTTTCTTTATAGTTATTTAATGCTGTTAGATAAGCTGATTTTGCGTCTTCTAAATTATCAAAAGTGCCTAAATGTATTTGCTTCTTCTTTATCTCAATACAAGAAACAAATGTATTTCTTTTTTGAATAAAATGCACCCCAACGACATTTGTTTTTGATTTACGGTCTTTTGAGCTATTGTGTCTATTGTCTGTGAGTTGAAGGTTTTCTAAACGGTTATCTGTTTTTATGTTATTAATATGGTCTACAACTATTTTGTTACCACAAGGAATATGATTCATAAAAACCATAGCGACCAATTGATGCGCTTTTACCGTTTTTCTTTTTTGTTGCACACAAAATACAAATATTAAATATCCTCCTCTATTGAATCCACCTTTTAATATTTTTGTTTTATTGAAAGAAAAAGATTTAATTCTGCCTAAATCAGATACTTGGTAATAACCTTCCCACTCAGGAACGTCACGCCATTCCTCTTGACAAACTAAGCCGTTTTCATTCACGTAAAATAGCGATTCTAAACTCAAATTTTTGTAATACTCAATCATAATATTCTTATAAGTGAAAAATCCCCAAAGAGCCACTACGCATCTTTGAGGATTTCCGGTTAGCCTTTCGACTAAATATCTTCAGCGCAAGTAGTGGATTGCTCTGCAAATGTATGAAATATTTTATTTACCTTTACATAAAAATTTAAGACCATGGCAATTAGCGTTAACTTTATTAGAAATTCGGTTTTGTTTATAATGAATAAATCAAACTTGGGGTACATTGCGCCGCAAGAATTGGATATTTTCTGCAATTTAGCCCAAAGAGATATTTTTGAAAACCTATTTTTTCAGTACAACCAAATGCTTAATCGTGAGAACAGACGATTAACAGGTTCAGAGTACGCAAATCTAAAAGCTAATGTAGGAGAGCAGATTGATTATTACGCAACGTACTCTATTCCAAGCGAATTTGTTTTTAATTCAGCAGATGAAACTTGGTCGTTTACAAATAACAATCTTTACCGCTC